TCAAGGGGCTCATCGTTCCCGCCCAGCCGGCGACGCCGGCCGGGCCCACCGTCCCGAGCGAGGGCAACGCGACGCAGCCGGCGTCCGTGTCCCAGCTGACCGCCGAGGACGTCAAGTCGATGTCGCCCGAGCAGATCAACAAGGCCCGCCGCGAGGGGCGCCTCAACAAGCTGCTCGGCATCAACTAGCCCAAGGAGGGCACTCGCATGACCGTCGCGAACTTCATCCCCGAGATCTGGGCCGCCGCGCTGCTCGAGAACCAGCACGCCGCCCAGGTCGTCACCCCGACCCTCAACCGCCAGTACGAGGGCGAGGCCCGCAAGGGCAACGTCGTCAAGATCACCGCGATCACCACGCCGAACGTGCAGAACTACGGCACGTCCCGCACCCTCACGATCGAGGACCTGTCCGACACCGGCCAGGACCTGCCGATCAACCAGGAGAAGGCGATCGCCTTCAAGGTCGACGACGTCGACCGCGTCCAGGCGGCCGGCTCCTTCGAGCCCGTCACCACCGACGCCGGCCAGGCCCTGGCCGAGGACGCCGAGTCCTACGTCCTGGCGCAGATGACCGCCAACGGCACGGCCGTCGGCACCGCGGCGCTCGCGGACGGCAACGCCGCGTTCAACGCGGTGAACTCCATCCGCGAGTCGCTGGGCAAGGCCAAGGTCCCGGCGGGCAACCGCTACCTGGCCGTCAACCCGGCGTTCGCCTCGCTCCTGCTGGGCGCCGAGTCCAAGCTCACGAGCGTCGGCGACGCGGGCTCGGACGGCGAGCTGCGCAACGGCGTCCTCGGTCGCCTGCTCGGCTTCACCGTGCTCGAGACGCCGCTGCTCGACAACGGCGGCCGCCCCGCGGCGATCGGCTACCACGGCCCGTCGGTGGCCTTCGTGGGCCAGATCGACAAGGTCGAGTCGGGCCGGATGGAGAAGGCGTTCGCCGACTACGTCCGCGCCCTGCAGGTCTACGGCGCGAAGGTGCTGCGCCCGACGTCCGTGCAGACCTACCTCGTCGCCGCCGGCGCCTGATCGGACGGGAGACACACGCCATGGCCCCCTTCATCCGAGCCACCAACGGCAACGTGGTCGAGCTTGGCGCCGACCTGGTCGCCGAGTTCGTCGCCCAGGGGCACGCCGGCCCGTTCGACACCGAGGAGGCCGCGCACGGCGCGGCCGCCCCGTCGGGCGAGTCCGGCGACCCGCAGGACTCCTCGTCCGGCCGGGCCCACCCGGACGGCGAGCCGACCGAGCGCTGGACGATCCCGCAGCTCAAGGCCTACGCCAGCGAGCACGGCATCGACCTGGGCGACGCCAAGCTCAAGCCCGACGTCTTCGCCGCCGTCACCGCCGGTGCCCCCACCGGCGAGGACGACCAGGAGGACGAGGGCGACGAGACCGAGGACGAGGACGCCGCCGGCGCCACGTCCTGATCGACCCGGCGGGCGGCAGCGATAGCCACGGCTGCCGCCCGCCCGTGGTGGGCGCGTCAACGGCGTCGGGCAACGGAGGTACTACGCCGAAGGCCGCTTGGGGTGCTTCACGCCCGTCCTTTCCACCCTGCAGCAGCGCGTCCTGCGCGCCCACCACACTCCACCCTCAGGAGGTCCGCCGTGGCGCTCACCGTCCCGCCCGCCTTCGCGTCCATCGAAGAGCTCGAGCAGCGCTGGCGCACCCTCGACACGGCCGAGCGCACCCGCGCGAAGACTCTGCTCGAGGACGCCTCGCAGATGCTCCTCGACGAGGACACACGCGGCGTCCTGTCGCCCCTGACCGAGCCGACGCTCACGCTCAAGCGGGTCGTGTGCGCGATGGTCATGCGGGCCATGGCCTCGGGCATCGCCGAGGGGCCGCCGGTCACGCAGGCCTCGAACGCGATGGGCCCGTTCAACGAGGCGCGGACGTTCGCCAACCCGACCGGTGACCTCTACCTGACCAAGGCCGAGCGCCGCTCGCTGCGGTTCACCGGCCAGCGCGCCGGCGGCGTCGACATGTGGGCCGGCGCCTACACGCCGGAGGTGCCGTGAACGTCCACCCGCTCCCGGACCGCTTCACCCCGCACACCGTGGTGGTGCGCGTCCTGCGCGGCGCCGGCGGCATGGGCAAGGTCTACGCCGAGCCCGTCTCCCGCCGGGCGTTCGTCGTCGAGGAGCAGCGCCTGGTGCGCAACCCCGCCGGCGAGGAGGTCGTCTCCTCCACGCAGGTCTACTGCGACTTCGACGACGAGGCCCCGCCCGGGTCCTTGGTCACCGTCTGGCCCGGCACGGCCGGCCAGCGCGAGGCGGAGGTCATCGCCTCCGGCCGCGCCGCGCACCCGCGCCTGCCCGCCTACCAGACCCTCTCGCTCACCTAGGAGGCCGCCGTGCACTTCGGGCTCATCGCCGTCGACCACACCGACGCCCGCCACTGGATGGAGCGCCACGACTTCCACCTCGGCATCGTCGTCATCACGCCGCGGTCCCCGCACGGCGCTCGCGGCTACCGCTTCGGCGCGGTGTACGCGACCGACGCCGCTCGCGAGCACCCGGACTACGAGGAGCTCCGCCGCGACGCGATCCCGGCGGTCATCGCCGCGCCGATCCCGGTCGTCGTGCCGGCGCCGGAGACCCCGTGAGCGGGGGCATCGGCTGGGGCGGTGCGCGCCGGGCGATCCGCGCGGCGGCCGCGGCCGCGGTCAACGCGCAGGCCGACCTCGGTGCGGAACGCACCCGTGAGCGGGCGCCGAAGGAGACCCACGAGCTCGAGGAGTCGATCTTCGTCGAGCACGCCACCGAGGCCGACCTCACGGCGCAGATCGGCACCGACGTCGAGTACGCCCGCTACCAGCACGAGGCGCTCTACCTCGAGCACCCGGACGGCGGGCAGCCGAAGTACATGGAGTCCGCCGTCATCGGCGGCGACTCCCGCAACCGGCTGACGCGGGCCGCGGTCGACGCCTTCCAGCGGACCTTGCCCGGCTAGTCGTCAGCGCTCTCGAGCTCTGCGCCTGGCTCCTGGTTGCAGACGCTCTCGATGGACTCCTGCGTGTAGAAGCCCTCGGCGACCAGATTCGTGACGCAGAAGTCGACGTCGTGCGCCTGCTCTGCCGCGATCCCGGCCCACCGGCCGACGAAGAACACACCTACCAGGACGACCACCGCTGCGGCGATCGCGGCGGCGAGCCGCGCCTTGCGCTGCTGCCCCGCCTTTAGCGATGCCACCTCACGGCGCAACGCCTCGAGCTCGTCGGTTCCAACAACGGTCTCCCCCTGGGTCGTCATGGCGACGAGGGTACCGACGCCGCGCCGGGGACCTGCCTCACAGAAGGGGTGAAAGTGGACGACGACGTGCTCGTGACCAGGGTGATCGAGGTTCTGGCCGCCCGCTGCGGATGGCTGTGGGACCCGGACGGCACCCGGTACGCCGGCACCTACCCACCCGGCTCCACCGCCCTGTTCTACGGCGCGGTCGGCACCGCGCCCGACCAAGCCGTCGGCGTCGGCTTCTACAACGCCGCCGACGACTACGCCGGCCACGCCGAGCGGTGGGTCCAGCTGCACTTCCGCGGCGCTCGCGGCGACGCCGCCGGCGCCGACCGCCTGGCGTCGGCGGGCTTCAAGGCGCTCAACAAGCTGTCCCGGGTCGCGGGACTCAACCACGCCGAGCGGACCCTCGTGGCGCTGCTCGGCGCGGACGGCAACGCCCGCCAGCAGCGGGCCGACTCCTACCTCGTCATCCCAGACACGGAGGCATGATCATGAACACCTACAGCCCCGAGCTGCCCGCCGGCTCTTCGCTCGGCAAGAGCTACGAGTACGGCGTCGACCTGAACCTCGCCAGCGCGCTGGCGCCGCTGTGGCAGGCGGTGCGCCGGATCCTCAACGTCAACCCGCAGATGACCCCGATCACGATGGACGCGGCGTCCTACGACGACAAGGGCTCGCCGAACGCCGACGTCTCCGCCTGGTCGTGGGTGCTGACGTTCAACGTGTGGGTCAACCGCAACACCAGCACCGGCCTGCTGCCGCCCGAGCTGCTCGCCCTGCAGCAGCGCTACGGCGACGCCAAGGGCAACGCCGCGATCATCGAGGCGCGCTGGTACCACAAGCCCGCCGACGGCTCGAAGCCGGACCCGCGCGAGGCGTTCCAGGGCACCGCGACGGTGGGCATCACCCGCGTGAACACCGGCGCCGACGGTGCGAACGAGCAGTGGCAGGTGACCCTCACCGGCAAGGGGTACGCCACCCGCATCGACAACCCGTTCGACGGCTGGGCCGACTCCACCGACGTTCCGGAGATCGTCAGCATCTCCCCCGCCGGGCAGTCCGCCGGCGAGCAGGTCACGATCGCCGGCGCGAACTTCGTCGGCGCCACCGGCGTCACGGTGGGCGGCGAGACGGCCCAGTTCATCGTCGTGTCCTCGAGCACGATCGTGGCCGTCATCCCGGCCGCGGCCGCCGGTGACGCCCCCGTGGTCGTCACCGGCGTCGCCGGCGCGTCCGACCCGGCGACGTACACGGTGGCCTGATGGACCTGTCCGGGTTCGCCGAGCACCTGGCCGCGATCGCCGACGAGGCGTCGCTCGAGATCCCGATCGGCGGGCGTACCTACACGGTGCGCCCGCCGACCACCGAGGTCGGCGCTCGCTGCGCTGCGCTGTGGGCGGCGCGCACCGCCGACGCCGAGGCGTGGCGCAGTGTCTACGGCGAGGTGATCCCCGAGGGCATGACGCTGCCGCAGCTGACGCTCGGCGCCGACGTCGTCGAGCAGATGACCGCCGACGGCGTGCCGGGCCTGCTGGTGCAGGAGGCCGGCATGGTCGCCCTGATCACCTGGGCAGTCGGCCCGGACGCCGCGCAGGCCTACATCGACCAGCAGGTCGAGAAGCAGGCCCAGCGAGGTGACGGGGCGGGAAAAGTGCCGCGCCGGTCCCCGTCACGGAAGCGGACTGGGACCAGTACGGGGTCGGCGTCAAGGACCCGGTGACGGGCCTGTACGAGGACTACCGGCTACCCGCCCACCTGGTGCGTGCCGCGCCGGCGCAGAGCGCGCCGGCGCGGCGCGTCGGGTGGGCGCAGATCCTCGAGCGTTGGCCCCTGGTCGTGGCCGACCTCGGCCGCCTGGCCGGCATCGACCTGACCGACCCCGCCGTCTGGCAACGCCCCTGGGCGCCGATCCGCGCCCAGATCCTCGCCCTGCCCCACGAGCCGACCTCGCGTCTGCGCCGCGCCCTCGGAGGTGACTGATGCCCACCACGCTGCGCGTGGCCGAGCTCGAGACCCTGTTCTCGGCGAACGACCAGGGCCTGGTCGCCGTGCTCGACCAGGCCGAGAAGCGCACCGCCGAGTTCGACGGCACCCGCGCCGACGCCACCCTCGGCGCCGATGCCACCGACGCGCTGCGCCGGATCGACGACGTGCAGACCGGCCTCCGCCAGGTCGACAGCACGACTGCCGAGGCCGGCGTCTCGGCCGACACCCGCGGCGCGACCGAGTCGCTCGAGGACTTCCGCAAGCGGGTCGCCGCGGCGAACCAGGCCCGCGCGGTCGCCAAGCTCGAGGCCGACGGCCTGCAGGCGCTGCAGACGCTGGCCGACCTGCAGGCCGAGCTCGACGACGTCAACCGCACCCGCACCGAGGTCGAGATCGAGGCCGACGCCGCCAAGGCGATCGCCGAGGCCGACCGGATCGCCGCCCAGCTCAAGAAGCTGAACGACGAGCGGGCGATCCCCGAGATCGACGTCGACGCTGATGGTGCCGAGCGGGGCCTTCGCCGGGCCGAGGACGCACTCGGAGAGTTCAAGGACGAGGCGTCCTCCACCGCCAAGGAAGGCGCCGCCTCCTTCACCGGCGAGTTCGACGACGTCGCCGACATCGTGCAGGAGACCCTCGCCAACGCCTTCGTCGGCTTCGGCCCGGCGGCGACCGCCGCGGGCCTCGTCGCGGCCGCCGGGCTCGGCTTCGTGATCTCCAAGGCCCAGGAGACCGCGGACGCGGTGAACGCCGCCGGCGAGGAGGTCGGCGCCCTCTCCGAGGAGATCGTCAACGCCAAGGGCGTGATGGCCGACGTCGACATGGGCGCACGCTTCCGCGAGTGGGGCAACGAGATCATCGACGTCCGCTCCGCCTGGGAGTTCTGGCAGGAGTCCGCGGTCACGAACCTCGACAAGGTCCGCGACGCCCTCGCGCGCGCCGGCGAGGACCAAACCGCGTTCATGACCGCGATGGCTTCCGGCGACGTCGAGGAGGCCGCGCGTCTGCTCAACGGCTACCAGCAGCGGATCAGCGACCTCGACCGGGAGATGGACCCGCTCATCGACGCCCAGACGCGCTACGCGGGCGAGATGGGCAACGCGGGCCTGGTCACGGTGCAGTGGGGCGAAGCTCAGCAGCGCCGCCTCGACGCGCTGCAGGACGAGCGCGACGCCCTCAGCGACCTGGTCGACCCGCTGCAGACCACAGTCGACCAGATGCGCGACGCCCAGGAGCGCGCGGACTTGTACGCGGCGGCGTCCGAGGGCGTCACGGTCGAGCAGTACAAGATGAAGCGCGCGCTCGACGAGGTCAACCAGGTCCTGCAGGACGCCGGCGCCTCGACCCGCGACGCCGAGCAGGCCAACCTCGACCTCGCCGAGCAGATCGAAGAGACCAACCGCGTCCTGACCGAGAGGGACGAAAAGACCGGCCAGCTCATCTCCACCGAGAACGAGCGCAAGCAAGCGCTCCTCGACCTCGCCGACCAGATCGTCACCACCGCCGCGGCCGAGGAGCAGGCCAAGGGCACCACCGAGGCGTGGAACGACACCATCGCCGCCCAGCGTCAGCAGTTCCTCGACGCCGCCGCCCAGATGGGCATCACCGGCCAGGAGGCCGAGGACCTGGCCGACTCCTACGGCCTCATCCCCAAGAACGTTCACACGGACATCACGGCCGACGGCACCCCCGCCCGCCTCGAGGGCGAGACCACCGCGGCCTACCTCAACCGCCTGCACGCCGCCATCGACGTCGCAGCGGACACCTCCGACGCCTACGACGACGTGCAGGCGCTGTACGACTACGTGCAGGGCCTGAACGCCACCCTGCGCGTGCAGGGCAACTACGGCGCCGAGCGGCACGTCTCCACCGGCCGCGGCGGCGCCGGCGGCCAGACCATGGCCGACGGCGGTGTCCGACGCACCCGCGCCGACGGCGCGATCGACCGGCTGCCCGACGTGGCCACGATCATGCCGCCCACCCCGCACCTGGTGCAGTGGGCCGAGCCGGAGACCGAGGGCGAAGCGTTCATCCCCTACGCCCGATCCAAGCGCGCCCGCTCCATGGCGATCCTCACGCAGGTCGCCCGGGACTTCGGCGTCGACATCGTCAACCGCGCCGACGGCAGCATCGACGTCCCGACCGCGGGCACGGCGCTCGCGGCCCCCGGGCTGCCGCCGATCTACCTCAACTTCCATGGCACCTCGCGCGAGGACGCGCCCTACGTGGCGTCCGAGGTGACGTTCGCGCTGCGCGGCCTGCTGCGCGGGGGACGAAGGGACTACCGCCGTGGCTACTGAGACTGTGCTCGAGCTCGACGGCGTCACGCTCGGCCGAGCCCGGATGTTCGAGGTCGGGGTCGACACGCTGACGACGTCGGACTCGCCGCGGCCTGGCACGGGCGGGCGGGTCCTGCCCGGCCGCGACGAGCCGGTGCCGCCGGTGTACGAGCTCGAGCTGCTCACCGACGAGGCCGACGCGCTCGGCGCGCGCGAGCGCGTCGAGGCGTGGGCGAACGCGTGGCGGCCCGAGCACGAGCCCGGCGAGGTGTCGACGCTGCGGTACCGCGTCGACGGGCGGTGGCGGCGCGTGTACGGCCGCCCCGACCGGTACGCACCTCCGGGCGCCGGGGCGGCCGAGGGCGGCCCGCTGTCGGCGGGCCGCGCCGTGCTGGCCGGACAGTTCCGGCTGACCGACCCGCGGCACTACGACGACGAGACACAGTCGGTGCCCATCCCGATCGTGCCGGCGACGTCGGCCGGACTGGCGTTGCCGACCGCGCCGCCGTTCACGTGGCTGTCTGACGGGCAGCCGGCGGCCCGGTATGTCGACGTCGGTGGCGGCATGGCGACCCTACCGGCCGTGACGTTCACCGGCCCGGTGGCGAACCCGTGGGTGCGCATCGGGCCCGTGACGGTCGAGCTCGCCGGCACCCTCGCCTACGACGACGCGGTGACCGTCGACGCGCGGACGCTCACCGTGCGCCGCGGCGGTGTGCCGGTGGCCGGGCTGCTCTCCCCGCGCACCAGGCTCGCCGACCTCACCCTCGCCCCCGGCCGCCATCAGGCGACGTTCGGTGGCACCGATCCGACCGGCACGGCCACCGCGGTCGTCGCCTGGCGCAACGCTTGGAGGACTCTCTGATGCCTGACGTGTGGGCAATCGACGGCGTGCAGGTGCCCGCCCGGGTGGCGCGCAACCTCGCCTACGTGGCGGGCGGCGCGGCTGAAGGCGTCGCCGAGCCGGGCGATTTCAAGGTGACCCCGCTGGACGTGCCGGCCGGCGGGGTCAAGGTCGCCCCGGGCGGCGGCATGGTGCTCAACCGCTACCCGGGCGGGATCAAGCAGGGGTACACCCTCTACGATCCCGTGCAGCGGCAGGTCGACGTCACGCCGACCGGCTCGGGCGGCGGGCGCAACGACCTCGTCGTCGCGCGGGTGGCCGACCCCGAGTACGCCGACCCGCCGGCCGGGCGCGACCCGGGCGCGTGGTACGAAGCGATCCCCGACGTGCCGGCCGCGGCGATCGCCACCCCGGCCGCCGCGCTTGCCTACTGCCGCACGCTCGCGTTCCCGGCGCTGCCGCTGGCCGGGATCACGCTGCCGGCCTCGACCGGCACCGTCACCGCCGGCGCGATCCGCGACCTGCGACGGGTCGCCCGGCCCCGGTCCGAGCCCGCGCTGCGCAGCAACGCGACGACGACCCTCATCCTCGCCCGCAGCACGGCGTTCATGGAGTGGCCCGTGCCGGTCGCCCCGTTCACGGTCGAGGTGCCCGAGTGGGCGAACTACGTCACCGCCCTGGTCAACTTCGGCGGCGTCGGCCTCGACGGCGACGTCGACGGCGTGCTGCGGCTCAACATCGCCGGCACCATCGGCGGCGAGTTCGTGCTCGACCTCGACGCCGCGGGCCCGTCCCGGGAGAGCATTTCGCTCACCGGCGGCGGGTGGATCCCTGAGAGCGCCCGCGGCAAGACGACGACGCCCAAGGTCGAGGGCCGCCTGTACCCGACGAGCCCGTCGCAGGTCGGCACCAACCCCGGGTGCCACATCGCGTGGACGATCATGTTCGAGGAACGGGCGGTGTGACCGTGGCCGGGTGGCGCTACCTCGTGTTCTCCGAGCCCGACGGGCGGTACCTCGGCGACGCGCCGCTCGTCGGCGCGCGCATCACGCGCGCCCTGTCGGCGCCCGGGCGGCTCACCGGCCGGATCCCGGACGGCGCGGCCGTGCCGAACCTGCCCTCGTGGGGCGTGTCCATCTACGCCGAGGATCCGGGCGGCACCATCCGAGGCGGCGGGTTCCTGCCGCCCCGGACGATCGGGGCCGAGGCCGACGAGGTCGACTGCATCGGCCGTTCCGGCTACCCGGCTGGCATGCCCTGGGAGGGGCCGCGCCACGCGCTGCTCGAGGTCGACCCGCTCGACGTCGTGCGCCGCGTGTGGGCGCAGCTCCAGTCCCAGCCCGACGGCGACGCACGCGTCGTGGTCGACGACACCCGATCGCCCGTGCGGGTCGGCACCCCGGAATACTGGACGGCCCGCGACGGCGCGCTGACCTCGCAGACCCCGCCCGACTACTGGGTCGACGACAAGGGCAACAGCGTCTCGCCGCCCGACTTCTGGGTCGACGCCGACGGCAACCGCGTCGCCGCGCCGCCCGACCCCGCCAACCCGCCCAAGGGGTGGAAGCACTACACGCCCGACAACCCGCCGCCCGGCTGGGAGCACTACACCCGCGACCACCTGCCGCCCGGATGGCGGCACGTCGACGCCGAGCCGCTGCTGCTCGAGCCGTGGTCGACCCTCGACGTCGGGCGGGTGATTGACACGCTCGCCGCCGATACGCCGTTCGACTACCTCGAGCACACCGCGTGGAACACCGCCGGCACGGGCCTCGAGCACCGGCTGCAGCTCGGCTACCCGCGCATCGGGTCGCGTCGCACGGGCCCGGGCGCCCCGCGGTTCGAGCTCGGCGTGAACGTGACCGGCGTGCCCGAGCTGGCGGGCGAGGACGCCGACTACGCCTCGCACGTGCTCGGCATCGGGGCGGGCGACGGCGAAGCGATGATCCGCACGCCGGGCGCGCTGCCGATCCCAGGACGCACCGGCATGCGCCGCGTGTACGTCTACCGCGACAAGACCGCCCGCAACCGTGACGCGCTCGCCACGGCCGCCCGGCGCATCGGCGCCCGCCTCGACGGGTCCGCCCGGCTGCACACGCTCACCGTCTCGGCGCACGAGTTCGCCCCGCTCGGATCGTTCGAGCTGGGCGACGAGGTGTACGTCGTGGGCGGGTACGGGCGCGTCCAGCTCGACCGATGGGTGCGGATCGTCGAGTACACCGTCGCCCCCGAGGCGACCGACACCGTCGAGCTCACCGTGCGGGAGGTGTGACCATGGCAGCATCCCGCGCCGTGCTCGTCGAGGCCACCCTGCTCGTCGACATTGTGCGCCGCCTCGAAGCGCTCGAGGGCGGCGGCCAGGCGCAGTTCACGTCCGTCGACATCGACGGTGAGGCGGTCGCACTGCCGCAGATCGGGCGAGACGCCGTGACCGCTCGGGCCGCTGCCGTCGAGGCGCAGGCCGCGGCAAATGGCAAGAACGTCGTCTGGTACGTCGAGCCCCCCGCCGGCCCTCACACGGTCGGCGATACGTGGTTCGAGCAGACCGACACCGGGCGACGCATTCGGCGATGGGACGGCACCGAGTGGGCGGTCGTACAGCTCGACGGGACGCTCGCGATCGCCGAGGCGTCGATCGGCGCCGCACAGATCGCCGAGGTTGACGCCGACACCATCACCGTCGGCACCCTACGCAGCATCACCCTCGACGGTGTCATCGTCACCGGCTCGACCGTACAGACCGGAGGCGCCGGCAACCGGGCCGTACTGCGCAACGAAACGCAGGCCGACGGGTTCAACGTCGGCTTGCTCGAGCTGCACTCGGGCCTCGCCGGCGAGTCGTCACCCGGCAAGCTCACAAGCTACGCCGACAGCGCGGACCCGGAGTACCCCGAGCGCGGCGTGCAGCTTACGTCCGGCACGTTCGCGACCGACGTGTACGGCGAAGCCGTCATGGCGGTCACCTCTCGGCGCAACGTCTCCGAGGGCACGGTGGACACGTTCGCCTCGATCATCGCCGGCCACGTCTCGATCATCGGCGACGACGTGACGGTCGGCGGGCAGCAGGCTGTCATGTACCGACGCACGAGTGCCCAGGCCGTACCCAACGGCACCGACACCGCCGTGTCGTGGCAGTCGACGCTCTACAACGACGGCGCCTACCCCGGCTCCGGCACCGCAATCGCCGTCCCGCACACCGGCTGGTACCTCGTGTTGTGGAACGTCGGCCTCGTCACAAACACCACCGGCCGACGTGCGACGTGGCTCGTCGCCGGCGGCGTGAGCTACGCCGGCAACAGCTCGGCCCCCGCCGAGTCGCTCGGCACGTTCCTCGGCGGACAGGCGCTCGTGCACCTCACCGCCGGCCAGACAGTCGCCGTCTACGTCAACCAGTCCTCAGGCGCCTCGCTCAACATCGACACATGGAACAACGTCACCCGCCTAACGCTGCTGCGCCTGGCCAAGTAACCACCCGAAAGGAACACCCATGGTCGCAACCATCACGCCCGGGCCGCGGACGGTGGCCGTCGACGTCCGTGGCCGCTCGCACGCCGACCTCGAGGCTGCAGCGCTTGCCGCGGCCGAGGCGTATGTCGGTGACAGCGGCCTCGACGCCGTCGTGACGATCGGCCGCGCCGCTGTCGTAGAGCGCAAAACCGAGGGCGACAACACACTCCTCGTCTTCGGCACCGAGGCTGTCGTCACCGTGACCGCGGCCCCCACGCCGACAGCCGACGCCCCGCAGGGGACACCGGCATGACGCTCGTGCAACAGGCCACCGAGGCGGTCCAGACGTCAGGCGGGCTGCTCGGCGCGCTCGGCACCCTGCTCGGCACCGCGGCTGTCGTGGCGCTCGGGTTGGCCGCGAAGTGGCTCAAGCCCAAGCTCGACGAGCTGCTCGGTAAGACAGAGAAGGTCCGCGAGCACGTCCAGAACAACCACAAGACAAACCTCCGTCACGACGTCGACGACCTCGGCACCAAGCTCGACGAGCTACTCGCCGGCATGAGCGAAGTCCGCCGCGACATCGGCGGCCTGCGCGAGGAAAACCGCCAACGCGACCGCGAGATCGAAGGCGTGCGCGAGGACGTGCGCGAGACCCGCCGCGAGGCCACCGTCACCAACCGCCGCGTGCGCGACCTCGACGACCGCTTGACCGAGCACATCGATACCGGCGACTGACCCGCCACCACCCCACCCACTGCAGGCCGCGACCGCCCCCGGCGCTCGCGGCCTTCGTCATGCCCGGGAGGCACCCATGGCGTTCCGCATCATCCCCCGCAGCGAGTGGGGCGCGAAGTACGGCTACGGCCCGCACACGCGCCAGCTCGGCAACCTCGAGAAGTGGCTGCACCACTCGGTCACCGTCGCGCCCGACACCGTCGCGCCGTTCACCGACGACTACGCCGCCATCCGCACTATCGAGAAGATCGGCCACCAGCGGTTCGGGTCCTACGGCTTCCCGTACACGTTCGCCTTCACCCCGGCCGGCCTGATCTTCGAGGGCCACCCGATCGACCGCGTCGGCGCGCACACCCAGGGCCACAACACCGCCGGCGCCGGCTTCGTCCTCGTGGGCAACTACGAGAACATGCGGCCCACCACGGCGCAGCGCGAGGCCATCGCGTGGACCCTGCGCCACGGCGTCGAGCGCGGCTGGTGGAAGACGCCCGGCCTCAACGGCGGCCACCGCGACACCAAGTCGACCGCCTGCCCCGGCCGGTACGCCTACGCCGAGATCGGCGAGATCAACCGCCTGGCCGCCGCCGGCGGCGTCCAGCTCGTAAACCGGCCCGTGCCGACCTCGCCGGCGCAGATCCGCCTCGACGTCGACGGCAAGTGGGGCTCGGACACCACCACCGCGCTGCAGGTCGTGTTCAACCTGCCGATCAAGGACGGCATCGTCTCGCGCCAGGCCGCCACCTGGGAGGACGACAACCCCGGTCTGACGACCGGCTGGCAGTGGCTCACCTCGGGCTACGACGCCGGCTCCCCCACCATCCGGGCCCTGCAGGAGTTCCTCAAGGCCAAGGGCTTCTACACCGGCAAGCTCGACGGCCTCATCGGGCCGCAGACCATCGCCGCGCTGCAGGGCTACCTCGCCAGCGTCGGGGCCTACACCGGCTCGGCCGACGGCGAGATCTGGAAGCCGTCCACCACCGTCGAGGCGCTGCAGCGCCGCCTCAACACCGGCCGGCTCTGACGTGCGCGCCGTCCGCCGCGCGGCCACGGCGATCGCCGTGGTCGCGCTCGTCCTCGCCGGCTGCTGGTGCGCGTTCGCCCTCATTGTCTGGGTCGCCACCTGGCCCGTCATCACCCTGCTCCGACTCCTCGCCTACGGAGGCTGACCCCATGTCCGACCGCATCACCTCGTGGCTCCGCACCGTCGTGCCGGGCCTGTGGTCCGCGCTCATCACCGCCGCGCTCGTGTGGGCCGCCGCCCACGCCCCGTGGCTCGTGCGCGCGCTCGACGCCCTCGGCATCGACCTCACGTCTGAGCTCGTCGTCGGGTTCGTCGTCTCGGCCGTGCTGGCCGGCTGGTACGCCCTGTGGCGGTGGCTCGAGCCGCGCCTGCCCGACTGGGCCACCCGCATCCTGCTCGGCTCCGCACAGGCGCCCACGTACCCGCTGACCGCGACGGCGCTACCGGTGCTCGTCGACGACTTCGAAGGACCCGTGTTCGCGACCGGCGACCGCGTGCGCACCGTGCACAGCGGTGCCGCTGGGACCGTGACCTACCTCCGCGAAGGCGGCGTCCTGCCGGTCGAGTACGGGGTCGCCCTGGACGGCGGCGTCGGCGTGCACGTGTACGGCGAGGCCGACCTCGAGCGGGCGGAGGGCTGACCATGGCGAACCAGCTGCTGCGCTACTTCGAGCACGACCATCTGCCCGCCGGCCCCCTGCGCACGACGTCGGCCCGCTTCCACGGCCTGGCGCTCGACGTCGACGAGACGCTGCCCGACGGGCCCGAGAAGACCGTCGCCCTGCGCAAGCTGCTCGAGTCCAAGGACGCCGCCGTGCGCGCCGCCCTGGACGCGCCCCGCACGCCTCCGCCGTGCACTGACTGCGGCAAGCCGGACGGCTCCTGCAGCGGCTGCCTGGCGGCCGCCCGTCGCTGATCATGCGCCCCCGCCTCCCTACCGGGAGGCGGGGGCGCCTTCGTCGTGTCAGGCCCTCGGCGGAGACTCACCGCATGCCGCAGCACCGAGAGCTGAAGCCGCACGGGCACCTAATCGCGCATCAGACCCTGCACCCGGGCCGCTCGGCCATCATGCCCACCCGCCGTCGAGCGCGCTGCACCGCGGCCTCCTACGACGGCGACATCGTCACCGTCGACGGGATCGTCACCGCGCGGGCAGGGCGCTACCTCGCCTTCCTGGCCGAATACCCCGGCTGGGGCGAGTGGCTCGCCTGGGTCGACGCCGACTGCTGCGAGCCGCTCTAGGCGTCATCGCCGCCAGCACGTCGTGCGTCACTGGTGCGTCACGAGGAGGCCACGCGGTGCGGTTCCAGCCGATTCCCTGCGGTTAGTGACGGAAGGGCTAGGACCGCGTTGCCGCAGGTCACCGGCCTAGAGCGGTCCCCTGCGGTTACTTCTGCAGCACGGCCAAGGCCTCCACGTGGTGGGTGTGCGGGAACAGGTCGAACCCGCGCAGGTCGCGCAGCTCGTACCCGTGGTCGCCGAAGTAGGCCAGGTCGCGGGCCAGCGCGGCCGGGTCGCAGGCCACGTAGACGACGGTGTGCGGGCCGCGGTCGGCGATCCCGGCGACGACGGCGCGCCCGGCGCCGGCGCGCGGCGGATCCAGGACGACGACGTCGGCGCCGCCGACGTCGGCCCCGGCCGCGTCCGTGCCCGCCAGCACGCGGTCCACGGCCCCGAGGTGCAGGGTGACCTGCGGCAGCGCGTGGGCGTTGCGGCGCGCGTCCTTCACGGCGCGCGCGTCGCCCTCGACGGCCACGACCCGGCCGGACTCTCCCGCAGCGACGGCGAGCGGCAGCGTGAACAGGCCCGCGCCGGAGTACAGGTCGAGGATCCGCGCGCCGCTCACGTCGCCGACCGCGGCGAGCACCGCGTCCGCGAGCACGCCGGGCGCCGCGCGGTGCACCTGCCAGAACCCGTCGGCCGCCACGCGGTAGCGGAACTCCTGCCCGGCGACGGCCCCGGCCGTGACCGTGACGGCCTCGGCGACGGCCCGGCGGGCGTTGGGCCGGGTGTCCGCACGGCCGCGGTGCCACGGCGCGCCGTCGACCAGCAGCACCGGGTCGGCGCCGCCGGCGGGCGCCACCAGCTCGAGCTCGGCGCCCGGGCGCCAGCGGCGCGTCCACACGCCCTCGGCGTCGGCCAGGGCGGCGACCGCGTCGGTCGCCAGCGGCATGCCGTCCAGCGGCACGACGTCGTGCGAGCGGAACCGGCGCATGCCGGCGCGGCCCTCGCCGTCGGCGACCAGGTCGATGCGGGTCCGGTAGCCGAGGCCGCCGCGCTCCTCGTCGCCGGGCGCGGCCTCCACCACGACCTCGCGCTCCAGGCGTGCCAGCCGCGCGAGCTGCTCGGCCAGCACCGCGGCCTTCCAGCGCCGCTGCGCGGGCAGCGCCACGTGGGACAGCTCGCCGCCGCCCACGCCGCCGGGCCCCGCACCGGGCCAGGCGGGCGTCACCCGGTCCGGCGACGCCTCGAGCACCTCCACGGCGTCGGCGCGCCAGAACCGCGTGCCGCCCTCGGTGACGACGGCGCGCACTCGCTCGCCCGGCAGCGCGTGCCGCACGAACACGACGCGGCCCTCGTGGCGGGCGACGCAGTGCCCGCCGTGGGCGACGGGGCCGACGACGAGGTCGAGCTCGCGGCCCGCCTCGGGGTCGGCGGTGCGGGGACGGGGCGCGGAACGGTGGGGTCGGGGCACCGCACCATTCTCTCCCGCCGCCGGGGCCCGGCCGCACGCCGAGGGCCGCCGGCCGGAGCGACGTGCGCCTCAGTTCCCGCGCCCTAGCACCGGCGCCTCAGTACCCGCGCCTCAGTACCCGCGCCTCAGTACCGGCGCAGCCGGCCCTCCACGTAGTCCTCGCCCTCGAGCCCGGTGTGCCCCGCCGAGGAGGCCAGCTGCCACGGCACGGACGCCACCACGACGCCCGGCGTGAACAGCAGCCGGCCCTTGAGCCGCAGCGCCGACTGGTTGTGCAGCAGCTGCTCCCACCAGTGGCCGACGACGTACTCCGGGATGTACACGACGACGAGGTCGCGGGGCGACTCGCGCCGGATCGAGCGCACGTACTTGAGGATCGGCCGGCCGATCTCGCGGTACGGCGAGTCGAGCACCCGCAGCGGCACCGGCAGGTCGAGCGCCTCCCACTGGCGGGTGAGGTCAGCCACCTCGTCCGGGTCGACGCCCACCGTGACGGCCTCGAGCACCGACGGGCGCGAGGCGCGGGCGTACGCCACCGCCCGCATCGTCGGCTTGTGCAGCTTCGACACCAGCACGAGGGCGTGCACGCGGCTCGGCAGGGCGCGCGCCGCGGCGACGTCGTCGAGCGACAGCTCGTCGCGCACCCGGTCGTAGTGCGCCCGGATGCCGCGCATGAGCACGAACAGCACGGCCATGGCGAGGATGGTGATCCACGCACCGTGCGTGAACTTGGTGAGCAGCACGATGACCAGCACGGAGCCGGTGCAGGCCAGGCCGACGGCGTTGACGACGCGCGAGCGCTTCATCCGCGACCGGGTGCGCGGGTCCGGCTCGCGCTTCAGCTCGCGGGTCCAGTGCCGGATCATGCCGAGCTGGCTCAGGGTGAACGAGACGAAGACGCCCACGATGTACAGCTCGATCAGCTGCGTCACCTCGGCGTCGAACGCGAGGATGAGCACGACCGCCGCGGCGGCCAGCGCGATGATGCCGTTGGAGAACGCGAGCCGGTCGCCGCGGGTGTGCAGCTGGCGGGGCAGGAAGCCGTCCTTGGCGAGGATCGAGCCGAGCACCGGGAAGCCGTTGAACGCGGTGTTGGCCGCCAGCACGAGGATGAGCCCCGTGATGGCCGAGACGGCGTAGAACGCCGGCGGGAAGCCGGTGAAGATCGCCTCGGCGAGCTGGCCGATCGTGGGGTGCTGCTCGTAGTCGGCCGGGATGGGGCCGCCGTCGAGGCGCAGCTGCGACTGCGGGTCGGCCGCGTAGTGCACGCCCGTGGCCTGGGCGAGCATGAGGATCGAGACCACCATCGTGGCCGAGATGGTGCCGAGCAGCAGCAGCGTCGTGGCGGCGTTGCGCGACTTGGGCTTGCGGAAGGCGGGCACGCCGTTGCTGATCGCCTCGACGCCGGTCAGCGCGGCGCAGCCGGAGGCGAACGCGCGGGCCAGCAGGAACGCGCCGGCCAGGCCCACGAGGCCCTGGTCGTAGGCGGCCGTGGGCACCAGCTCGAACTGCGCCGACTCCGCCGCGGGCAGGTCGCCGGCCAGGTACCGCACCGCCCCGGTGACCACCATGATGCCGATGAGGGCCATGAACAGGTACGTGGGGATGGCGAAGAACGTGCCGGACTCGCGCACGCCGCGCAGGTTCATCATCGTCAGCAGGACGACGGCGACCACCGCCGCGCTCGCCTCGTGGCCGCGCAGCGCCGGGACGGCCGACGCCGCGTACTGGGCCGCCGAGGAGATCGACACCGCGACGGTGAGCACGTAGTCGACCAGCAGCGCCGAGGCGACCCCCAGCCCCGCCGCGGGGCCGAGGTTGACGGTGGCGACCTCGTAGTCGCCGCCTCCGGACGGGTAGGCGTGCACGTTCTGGCGGTAGGAGGCCACGACGACCAGCAGCACGAACACGACGGCGAGGCCGACCCACGGCGAGATCGCCGTCGCCGCGAGCCCGGCGACGGCGAGCGTCAGCAGGATCTCGTCCGGCGCGTACGCGACCGACGACAGCGCGTCGGACGCGAAGATCGGCAGGGCGATCCGCTTCGGCAGGAGGGTGTGGCCGAGCTTCTCGCTGCGCACCGGGCGCCCGAGGAGGAGCCGCTTGGCGACGTCCGCGATGTCTGACACGAGTAGAACTGTAGGCACGCGGCGGGGCCCCGCGCTGCGCCCGGCCGCAGGCGCTGTAGCGTTCCGTCCGTGCACTTCGTGATCATGGGCTGCGGCCGCGTGGGCGCCTCGCTCGCGCAGGGCATCGAGGGCCGCGGCCACTCGGTGGCGATCATCGACCAGAACCCCGACGCGTTCCGCCGGCTGCCGGCCGAGTTCGAGGGCCAGAAGGTGACCGGCGTCGGCTTCGACCGCGACACCCTGCGCCAGGCCGGCATCGAGGACACCTACGCGTTCGCCGCCGTCTCCGACGGCGACAACTCCAACGTGCTGGCCGCCCGCGTCGCGCGCGAGACGTTCGGCGTCGACAAGGTCGTGGCCCGGATCTACGACCCGCAGCGCGCCGAGATCTACCAGCGCCTCGGCATCCCCACCGTGGCCACCGTGCGCTGGACGGCGGACCAGGTGCTGCGCCGCATGCTGCCGCTGGGCGCCACCGACGAGTACCGCGACCCGTCCGGGCAGGTGCGCCTGGCGCAGGTCGACTACCACCCGGGCTGGACGGGCCACAGCGTGCGCCGCATCGAGGCCCTCACGGGCGCGCGGGTCGCCTTCCTGTCCCGCTACACCGACGGCGTGCTGGTCACCGGCGACACCGTGCTCCAGGAGAGCGACGTGCTGCACGTGCTCATGCGGGACGAGGACGCCGCCACGGTCGAGCGGCTGCTCGCCCACGCGCCGGACCTGAAGGAGGACTGATGCGCGTCGTCATCGCCGGCGCCGGCTCGGTGGGCCGGTCCATCGCCCGCGAGCTGCTCGCCCACGACCACCAGGTGGTCCTCGTCGACAAGTCGCCCGCCGCGATGCGCGTGGCCCAGGTGCCCGACGCCGACTGGCTGCTCGCCGACGCCTGCGAGCTGCCCACGCTGGAGACCGCGCAGGTCGCCGAGGCCGACGTGGTCGTCGGCGCCACCGGCGACGACAAGGCGAACCTCGTCTTCTCCCTGCTGTGCAAGACGGAGTTCGGGGTGCCGCGCACGGTGGCGCGCGTGAACAACCCGAAGAACGAGTGGATGTTCGACGCCTCGTGGGGCGTGGACGTCGCCGTCTCCACGCCGCGGATCATGACGGCGATGGTCGAGGAGGCCGTCGCCGTCGGCGACCTGGTGCGGATCTTCACCTTCCACCAGTCCGGCGCGGACATCCTCGAGCTCACGCTGCCGGAGACCTCGCCCCTGGTCGGCACCCGCGTGGGCGCCGTGCGGTGGCCGGCCGACACGGTGCTCGCCGCGATCGTCCGCGGCACCTCCCCCATCGCGCCGTCCGTCGACGACACCCTCGAGGCGGGCGACGAGCTGCTCATCGTCACCGGCCGCGAGGCCGACGAGGCGGCGCTGCAGGAGCTGCTCGTGCGTGGCCGGACGGACGTCGCCCCCGAGGTCGTCGGGCCGGACGACGCCGCGGACGCCGGGGTGGCGCTGCAGCCGCAGGCCGCGCAGCCCGGCGGCGACGACGCCGCCCGCTGAGCCCGGCGGGCGAC